CGGAACTACTGTCCGCAAATCATCCCCAGTTCAAGTCGGCTCTCTTACTAACTGGTCTCAGATAGCGTGTGGGGTCCATCACACTGCCGCAGTCAAGACAGATGGTACACTTTGGACGTTTGGACGGAACAACTACGGTCAACTCGGTATCGGAACTACGGTCAGCAAATTATCCCCAGTTCAAGTCGGAACTCTTACTAACTGGGCACAGGTAGCGGGTGGGATCTATCACACTGCCGCAGTCAAGACAGATGGTACGCTTTGGGCGGTTGGATACAACCCCTACGGTCAACTCGGTATCGGAACTACGGTCAGCAAATTATCCCCAGTTCAAGTCGGAACTCTTACTAACTGGGCACAGGTAGCGGGTGGGATCTATCACACTGCCGCAATTTTAATATAAGTTAAAAATATTCAAATCTTATATTTTTGAGCAGCAATATTCGTACTACCATCAACCGTTAGGTAAATAATAGATGTCTATTATTAAAACTATAACGGTTGATGGTTTCTACACCAAAGACGCGGCAAAACAACTCGAATCAGTATTGTACACACTACAATACGAAGATTGCGAGTATGGTAAAGAAATTCCAAACTTCAATATGATTCCACCAGACGCGAATAATATGTTTTCGTCTGCTACTGGTATGAAACTGGCAGTTGATCCAACTTCTGGTAAGTTTAGAATTCCAAGATTGATGATCCATTTTGAATCTTTTGAGACAACCAATGATTGGGTATTTGCAGTTGCGATACAGGAATCAACATTTAACTTATTCGAGCACAAATCTGGGGTTGAAAACGCATTGCAAGGGTACAACTTTAACTATCATAATTTATTTGAATGGGATTTAACGGTTAACTATCAGTTGAAACCAGGTCAGGGAATACTGTTTCGCCCTTGGCTATTTCATTCATTTGATATGGGGTTAGTTCAAAATTTTAGATTACTTGAAACACCAGAGAATATTTGAGTAACAATTTTTTCGCAGAACTCATCGCCCGCTAAATATCTTCACACTAAGTAAGGTATTACATCAGCAATGGATAAGAAACTATTTTACATATCAGGTCTCCCACGATCTGGCTCTACTCTCCTTTCTACTATTTTAAATCAAAATCCAGATTTTTACGCATCAATCTCCGGCCCACTTGCCAGATTTATGCGTGCGATTATACAAGAATCTTCAGCACAAGGTGGGTATAGACTACAGTGCCCTGAGCAAACAAGGAAGAAAATTATTCAAGGGATAGTTCAAGATTATTATGCAGATAAAGAAGCGCCGATTATTTTTGACACAAATAGAGGGTATACACTACTTACTCCATTGCTAAAAGAGTTAGACCCAAACTTTAAAATGATTGTTTGCGTGAGATCAGTACAATGGATACTTGATAGTTTTGAAACATTGGTGCGAAAAAATGCGTTGTCAACGACTTCAATGTTTTCCCCTGATGAGAATATCAATGTCTATACACGATCCAACTCGTTGATGAGTTCAAGCAGATCGGTTGGCTTTGCGTTTGAAGGATTAAAGCAAGCATTGACCTCAAATGAGCGGTCAAATATATACATACTTGAGTATGACAAACTTGCTAAACGACCAGAGCAGGTAATGAAAGAGATTTATAAATTCATTGACATTCCATATTTTAAACATGATTTCGACAATGTTGAAGCATCTTACGATGAATTTGATAATGAAGTTCAGCTGGCTGGACTACATACAACTCGCAAAAAAGTAGAGTTCATTGAGCGTAAGCCGATTATTCCACCAGACTTGTTTCAACAGTATTCGAATTATGAAATTTGGAGAAATATGTGAAGCTACATCTTGGAGCAGGCTATAGAAAATATGATGGGTATTTAAATGTTGATTTAGATCCATTGTGTAACCCAGATTATAACTTTGACATTACTGGCGAGTGGCCGTTTCCAGATAACTCTGTCGATGGCATCATTGCCCACCATGTCATGGAACATTTGGGTGAGGGGTTTTTTAAGTTTATACAAGAAATGTATCGTGTATGTAAGCCAAATACTTTCATTGATATAGTGGTTCCACACCATCGACACGATTGTTTTTTGAATGATCCTACTCACCGTCGGCCAATTACTATTGAGGGTATGAAATTATTCAGTAAAGCATACAACAAATATTGTATTGAGACTGGTGACGCATCGTCAAGACTTGGACAAAACTACAATGTTGATTACGATATTGTAAAATTTAAGTATAACATAGATCCAAAATATCAGTATCTGTTAGTAGATATGAAACCTGGTTCACAGGAAGAAATAGATTTTGCTACAATGCTACGAGAGAAAAATAATATGATAGTTGATGTTGAGTTCACAATGGTAGTATTAAAAGATGAATGAGTTAGAAGCATTTTATCGTATAGCAGACCTGTATGCCAGGGTTGATAAGCATGAAAGGTTAACCGCATTCGTACAAGATTTTATTGATATTTTACCAAAAAATACCGCTGGATTTGATGTATTATGCTATTGCTATTACAAAGCAAAAGATTACAATAATGCGATCTATTATGGAGAAATGGCATTGGGAGCATCAACTGGCGATGCTGCTGATGCTATAAGATTTAACTTGGGCAAGTGCTATCTAAATGCCAATGAACCATATAAATCTCGCAACTGTTTCGACATATTATGTAGGATACACCCAGAAAGATTAGATATAAAGTTAGATCTTGCTGCGGCATTATTTGCGTGTAATCAAAAGGATGAAGCAAAGGAACTGCTACTTAAACTGGATGATGAAAGTTGGAAATTCGACAAACGCGAAGAATCAGCCGTTAGATTTAACTTGGCAGCACATTTATTTAAAGATGGCGAGTTCAAGTTAGGTATGAAATATCTATCGCTTGGGCGCCAGTTGCGAGTATTTGGAGCAGACACACATAACTACCCTATTCCAAAATGGGACGGCACGACAAATACTGGAAAGCATATTTTGATTGTGGGTGAAGGGGGCATTGGCGATGAGATAATCAACGCCAGATTTGTGAAACATATAAACGATAGGGGAATGAAAGCATCGTTTGCGTCTTGCCAAGGTATGGCTTCAGTTTTTTCAAAGTTGCCATTCGAAACTACTCAAAACTATGCAAAGTTTACCTCTGACATTAAAAACATTACTGACTACGATTACTGGACGCCGGCAATGTCGTTGCCAGAAGTTCTTGATTTAGATGCGAATGAACTATGGTACGGGCCATATTTGATACCAGATGACAAATATAATACAAAATGGGCAAAAAGATTAACTGGTGAGGTTAAAGTTGGTTTACGCTGGTCAGGTAATCCGCTATATGAGCAGGATTTACATCGCTCTATCTCCCTTGAGCAACTATACGATATAGTGCCAAGTAAGTTTACAAAATACTCTATACAAAAGGAAAACACTGCTATTCTTGCTCAATATCCTGATATTATCAACTTGGAAAACGAGTTAGAAACTTTCGACGATACAATAGCGTGTTTAAGCAATCTGGATATTGTGATTACATCATGCACTTCGGTGGCTCATGCTGCAGCCGCGCTTGACAAAAAAGTATTCTTAATGGTACCGATTATGGAGTATTACACTTGGGCAGAGGGCAAGGAACAGTCATCGTGGTATGGAGGAAATCTAACTATCATCCGGCAAACTACTCCTAAAAACTGGGATTCGGCCTATGCTACTCTTCGTGAGAAAATTCAAGCATTGTAACGCTACAGCACATTTTCCAATGTGTTTAACTTGTCAATAATACTTTTGAACTTGAAAGATTGCCACACACCTGGGTGAAGCGGTCTTGGGTAATCTTCAAGGAATACCCAGCAGTAGCCACGATGCTCATTGTTTAACTCTGGCACGAACTCCTCTTCTACTGGAATCAAAAAAGTATGGTAAACAAAGTTGAGGTTATTGCTGGTAAATGTTTCAATAGGGATGGCTTTTTGCCCAGACAAATCAACACACATCTCCTCTTGAATTTCACGATTTAGAGCTTCAATGATTCTTTCGTTTGGGTTAACCTTACCGCCAGCCAACCCCCAAGTGCCACTATAACTATGCCCATTGCGGAGCAAGAACAGATAGCGTTTAGTTTTGCGACTATAGATCAACGCACCTGTTCCCTTTTTTGAAGTTACAGCACTATTGACCAACTTCCCCCGTCGTATTTCCCCTCGATGGATCTGGTCCATTCCTGTGTTTCTGGTGTCCATTTAAACTGCAGCCCTGTCTTTAAGTTAGTAAGGTATTTAACCTCGACAGCGTCAGCAGCAGTAAAAGCCACAAACCAGTTACTTCCGTCAAACTCAATAATGTCACAGTTTTTAGCCACCAAGTTAGTATTGTTGACACCTCTCCATGCTTTGGCAGATTCCAAGTTATCGTGTGACCCAATGTCGTTCAAGATCAAGTATCTACTACCCGCAGTGGCAGAGATAAAAGTTGGATCAACTGGCATATTGTAGGGGTCAATAATGGCGTTTATTGGAGCGAGATTATTAGCAGGGTAAGTGTCAGGAATAGGCGAGAACAGAAGCCTTGACGGATCAGTAGGATGGTAGGCAACTGTCCCAATCAGAATGCTGCCATTGGGCTGTTCAAGTCTCACTGTGCTAATGCCACCTTGTAATGCTCTACCGTATATTTCAGCAAGGCGGTGCCATGAAAACGCTTCAGTAAGATACGCAATAGGCCCGTCGACAGTGTCAATGATCTTGTCTACTTTGCGGGTCAACTGCAGCATACCACTATTGTAAATGAGCCCATACTCAAGTGGTGTCAGCACTAACCTCGCCATAAGAGTTGCTGATGACAAATCTGTAAGATCCGGCGAGAGATCACCATTGGTATCAAACACTGACGAAATAATACGCTGAATAACTCCAAGTTGCTTGACCTTGGCAGGTAGTGACAACCAGATTGGTAACTCAAACCCTACAGTAAATATATCCATCTGCTGCCCAGCCCCGCCAGTTGGAACAGTTCTTGACGTCCAGCCAGTGTTTACTAAAAATATTGAGCTTAAACTGGTCCAATCAATGTAGTTGTCTGTGCTTTGGATTTCTAACGCAGGGTTAAACAACGGTAAAATCTGCTCAAGCAGTTGCAACTTTTGGGTAGTATTGCTAGTCCAAATGTCAACTTTGAGTGTGAGCTTATATGGAACTGGCATCATACGCTCTACCGTAAACGCACCACCCTGCGATTGTCCCCACTCGCCAGTAGCTTGATCATAGGTGCGTTCCCTGATGTTTAGCTTGCTCACATGGTATGGTTCTTGAACTCGGACACGATCATAATCGAGCCCTGTAATGTAGCAGGCAATGCAGGGCACAGTGGGAGTAGTGTTCTCACTGTTGCCCATGATGATGGAGGCAGCCTGAGCAGAAGAATCCCCATAGATTACTGGCACTTGCTGAAGCGTCTGATTTCCGTTAGAATCTTTGCCGAATTCTACCTGAAAATGACTGAAAGCGCGTATAAACTGCAATAAAAAGCGTCGAATCTGCCCTGAATATGCGAATGTGTTTAAGCTCATATTATCCTTAGTAATCAGTTGGTGGGCGCAAAGCCGTGGATAGCGGCTGTGCTGACGGAATGACCCGCCCGTTGGCCAGCGTAATAGTATTGGCATTGTTGGCAAAACTATTGCGTAGCGTATCGTTGCCTACTGCACCTGGAGTAAGGTTGGTGCGAACATTGTCCTCGACCTTGACCCAACGATGCCCATCGTAGCGGAACAGACGGTTTGGAAGATAGTCAAGCCGTAAGTGGTAGTCGCCCTGTGCTGGCGCAGACGGGAACGACACTCCTGCCGTGACTGGCAATCCGTTTGGCGCCAACCCGTCACCAGACAGATACCCCTTTGGATTCTGCTCTGTGACTGGGCTAAAAATAGCAGCGTCAGCAGTGACCCCACTATCTGCTGTCGTCATCATTGCGTCGGCAGTAGATTCGTGCTTGGCAAGATTACCGTCAGCGTCAGAGTATGGGCTGAATATTTTGCTTACATCATACCCACTCTTTGGAACCTCTGCTTCAGCCTGCTGAACGATAGCCTCGTTTATACCCACATACTTGTTGAAAGTGCTCATAATATCTGACAACGGTGTGCTGCCTGTTGAGGTGCCCTGCGGTCCAGCACTGTTATCAACTGCAATTTGGTTGAGAATGCCCTTATACTCTTGACTGTCAACGAGTGGGTTGAGTTTACAGCGCCACAAGTGCGGATACCAGGTTGGGCTAAACCCCTCACTTGCCCACGAACACTCGCCCACAACATAATAACGCTTCAGTGCTGCTGGGAAATCGTTCAACGCATCGTAATCTTTCAAGTGAAGCAGTTCAAAAACATCACCGCTCATGATTTTTCTACCAATGGTAGCGATCATCTCGTTGAGGTGGAAAGTCATCACAATGGTTCCAGTCTGTAAAAACATGCCAAACTGGGACAGATCAAAATCGTTGTCACTACGCTGGTAAATCCCTCGCATACTAAAGACACTGGTATCATACTTACGGTCGCGATTTTCAAGGAACAAAATATCTTGAATATTTGTCACACTTTGCGTAGTGTAGCTGGGTTGGGTGGCGTCACCCGTGGGCCCTTGATCCACTGGACCCAGATATTTGTGGACCAGAATCCCAGTGCCGCCCACCACAAACATTTCTGCGATTTGGCGGTCAATCCAGCGAAAATCTGCCCCTTTTTCTGGCTTCCACAAACTTAATCTGCTCATATTTTTGCCTCTACAATGTTGTATTTAGCCAAAATAATACTTGACAATCAACTATTCTGGCTGTATAATACATAGAAATGGAAATAACAAACAGTCTTGATTGGCAAAAAGTCCGCGCTGAACTTGAAGCAAGCATGCGAGCTGGGATTTTGACAATTAATGCACCAAGCTCCATTACCCAGCTAAATAACATGCTCGACGCGAAAAGAATGTTGACAAATATTGGTAATCGTGTTAAAATACTGTCAGAACACGAAATAACAGCTAGGCGAGATCATACAACATACAGTCAAAAGGTGGTCGCAACCACGGTTGCCACTATAAATGCTGAAATACATGATCTCGAGCAATGGATTTTCATGTTGACTTTAATGAAATAACTGGAGTAAACTATGGCTACGGTTGCTGGAATCAAAATCAAATCCAAAGCTAAACAAGAGCGGGCACCACGCGCTCATGGTGCGTTGGGTGAACCGGTGTGGGACACGGACCGGGCAGTATGTTTTGAGGACAAAGAGTTTGATCATCATCTGCGCAAAAGTCTTAACTTTTACAACTACAACTATAACCAAAAGGACTTGAAAAAGTATGTTTTGGAATGGTTGAAAGAAAATGCGAAATGGACACCTGAGCAGATTGCAGCATACGCTGACACCGATCCATATCTTACCCCTATGACCTTTTGCGGGCTAGTTAAATCCGTGTCTATGGGCATGCCGATGCGTGAAAACCATCGCGACCAACTGCTGGCACATATGACAAAGCTGATTCAGCCTGCTCTTGAAGCTCGCGCTGCTGAACGAGCAAAGCAAAAATCGGCAACTGGAACAGTTATTGCCCCGCTTACTATTCAAGATCGTCTTGCTGAAAAAACTGCTGAA